GGCACAGTTCCGTATGTCAATAAGGCATACTCGCTAGGTGAGGGGTCGTGAGGCCCTACACATCAAGTGCTTAATGTGTGCTGCACCATTATATATCATACAAATTTATATATTATATATAACAAGATTCTTTAAGTTTAGTAAGCTGGATTGACTTGGTCGATCTGAAGAAAGGCAATTCCCGGAGTCGTGGGTAATCCACCAGCGGCACCAAAGGCTAACGTTGGGGCGACACCTAAACCATTATCTGTAATTATCCAAATTGATTCTTGAACAAAACTCGTTGTATTGGCTCCATCATTTGGAGTTTGGCGTATTTGAGCCCCTGTTACGAAAACAGGTCCAGAGAGGAGACCATTAGCAGCGGTCAGAATGGGTGCTGTAAGAACAGCAGCAGTGCCCGTTATCCAATAGGTTACCTTTATCGTCATGCCAATTAGAGCACGAGAAAAGGTGATGGTGTTTCCACCGAGAGTGATAAGATTAGGAAATAGCGATGAACCAGCTTGATACACTGTCCAAGACGTGCCAAGAGGAGTAGCATTAGCAACTCCATTCATGACAGTTTGAAAGGATTGATTCGATTTACCTGTGACACCCGCAAAGACTTGCGAGCGCATGAGTGTGATATCAAAAGACATCCACAACTCACCAACAACTTGGTTAGCTTGACAACCAGCTGTTGCAATCTGAAAATTACATAAATCATAGAAACGTGCATCCGAAGATCCGAGACCACCATTACGAGTGTAAAGTGCTTTCATCGGTCTTTGGGAAACGTTACATTCAATAGGATGAATGAGATTATTGGAACAAACAGAACTACAAGCAAAATCAGAATTCTCCATTTCAATCTTAGATGTGTAAACAGCATCGACAGGATCATAATCACTAGCCATGATTACAGTTCCCAATGATGCAGTTCCACCTCCAAACTCTGAAGACTCAGTCTTAAAACAGAAAACTATCCCATGGGGAATCCACAAATCGAATTGGTTTGCAAATGCGTTAAACCAGGGAAAAGTTTGGAATAAACCAGGATTGACAGGGTAACTAGAGATACTAAAAGCACCCCCAGTACCACTGGCAATAACTTCTCCGAGATACTCGCGATGGGTAACACGAACGGTTGAACCCATCCTCTTGAAGGAAGGCACGGAGTCAACAGACCCCGCAACGAGTGATAACGAATTTGATCCGACTTTGTAGTCACCTGAACCGGTGATTGTCTTAAGAGCTCCAAAGAGGTCGCCTCGATACGCTTGGTATCCGGCTTTCCCGACTTTGTTGACTTTCTTGTAGACATTCTTAGCTTTCTGATAAGCGGCTTTTGCTTTCCGATCGGCCGCACGGACCTTC